CCGTGCTGACCGGCGCGCCCGCGAGCAGCAATCCCACCAGCCGCAGCATCCTCGGCACACCCCTCACCTGAAATGGCCGAAGAACAAAAGGACCCGGTAGCGGACGGCGTGATGCGCCGACAGCGCGTGATGGAACTGGAGCGTTCCTGCTGGGACTCTCTGTGGCAGGAGCTCAAGGAGCTTGTACGTCCGGACACGTCCGACTTCGCCGCCTCGATGAGCAAGGCGGCCGACGCCCGCCGCCGCATCTTCGACGGCACCGCGCCTTGGGCGCTGGAGCAGCTGAGTGCCGGCCTGCACTCGTACCTGACTTCGCCGGTGGACCGGTGGTTCAGCTTGGGCGTGACCGGCATGCCGTACGACCGGCTGGATCACGATGCGAAGGTCTGGCTGGAGCAGGTGTCCGACCTGATCTACGCCCACTACTCGAATCCGTTCGCGTCGTTCAGCACCTCGATGCACGAGGCGTACCTCGATCTCGGCGGCTTCGGCACCGCGGCCATCTACCACTGGTTCGACAGCGAGAGTCGCTCGCTCCAGTTTCGGGCGTACCCGCTCGCCGATTGCTGGGCTCTTGAGAGCAGCACTGGCCACGTGGACACGGTCCACCGCGCCATCCGCTGGACCGTGCGTCAGGTGCGTCAGGAGTTCGGCGATCTCCCGCCCGGCCTCGCCAAGAAGAAGGACGACGACAAGGTCACGGTGATCCACGCCGTTGCGCCGCGCGCCGACGGCCGGCTGTACTCGTTCCCGACGAAGAAGCCGTACTCCAGCATCTACGTCTGCAAGGACACGGGCGAGACGCTTCATGAGAGCGGCTACGACTGGATGCCGTACCTCATTCCGCGCTGGACGAAGCTCGCTGGCGAGCCGTACGGCCGGTCGCCTGCGCTCTCCGTCCTGCCCGAGATCCGCATGGTCAACGCCATGTCGAAGACGATGATCGTGGCCGCGCAGAAGCTCGTCGACCCCGCGCTGGCAGTTCCTGACGACGGCTTCCTCCTGCCGGTCCGGCAGACCCCCGGCGCCTTGAACTACAAGCGTCCCGGCTCGGATCCGATCGAGGCAATCCCCACCGGCACGCGCGTGGAGATCGGCATCGAGATGATCGAGCAGCGCCGCGACATGATTCGGCGGGGCTTCTACGTCGACTGGCTCGTCCGCCCGGTGAAGAAGGAGCGCCAGACCGCTCAGGAGATCATGGACGACCGCAACCAGATGCTGTCGATGATGAGCCCGACCGTCGGTCGCCTGCAGGGTGAGCTTCTCGGACCGATGATCAGACTGTCCTACAACTACCTCGCCCGCGAGGCGCTGCTGCCTGACATGCCTCCGTCGCTGGACGGTGCGGAGCTTGAGCCGATCTACATCAGCCCCGCCGCCAAGGCGCAAAGCACGGTCCGCGGTCAGGGCGTTTCGAACTACCTCGCCCAGCTGACCCAGCTGATCCCGATCATGCCGGGCATCATGGACAGCGTGAACGAGGATGCTCTCGGCGCCGAGATCGCCGACCTCAGTGACGTTCCTCGCCGCGTCATCAACTCGCCGGCCGAAGTTGCTTCGCGGCGGAAGTCGCGCGAGCAGCAAGCACAGCTCGCCGCCGCCGTCGAGGCCGCGCCCGCCGCCGCCAAATCGGCCAAAGACCTTGCTCAAGCCCAGAGCCTCGGACTACGTCTACAGTGATACTCAAGACCCTGACAGACCACCTCCAGCTCTCACGAGACTACAGGGAGGTGTTCGGAACAGAGCACGGCAAGCGCGTGCTCAACCACATACTCCGCGTCTCCGGAGCGACCTCCATGAGGTTCACCACCGAGGCGGAGCGTTTGATTTGGAACGAAGCGCAGCGCCATCTGGCGTTGTCGATTTTCCGGCGGGTCCATACCTCCTTGGACAAGCTGCCCGATTACATTCAGGAGGAGATTCGACGCACTGAGGAAGAGAAAAAGGAAAAGACATGACACTCATCACCAACCCGCAGGCAGGCGCCGGCACCCCCGGCGCCGGTACGCCCGGTGCTATCAATGACTGGCGCAGCGCGCTCCCGGACGACATCCGTTCCGAGAAGGCGTTCGAAGCCATCAAGGGAGCCAATCCCGCCGAGGCGCTCCCTGCTCTTGCCAAGAGCTACCTGCACGCCCAGCGCCTTGTCGGCTCCGACCGCGTCGTCGTCCCGAACGAGCGCAGCACGCCGGAGGAGATCGCGGCTTTCCGCCAGAAGATCGGCGTGCCGGCCAAGCACGACGAATACGGCTACAAGCTGCCCGAAGGCATGGACGAGTCGCGCTTGGACAAGGCCCGGCTCGACACGTGGCGCAAGGAGATGCACGAGGCCGGTGTTCCGAAAGCGTCGGCCGAGCGCATTATCAACAAGTTCCTTTCCGAGGAGCACAAGCACCACACCGATCAGGCCAAGGCGCGCGAGGACGAGCTCCAGAAGAACGAGCTGCTCATCAAGCAGGAGTTCGGCGCGAAGTACGACGAGCGCATCAATCAGGCTCGTTTTGCGATGCGCACCTTCGGCAATGAGAAGCTCTCCGAGCTGATGGAGACCACCGGACTCGGTTCACATCCCGAGGTTGTTCGCCTGTTCGCCGCGATTGGCGAGAAGCTCGCCGACGACCGCCACCGCACTGGCGGCGCCGGCGGCGGCGGTGCGGCCACCGCGACTCCCGACTTGGCTCAGGCCGAGCTGCAGCGTCTCCACTCCGATCCGGATTCCATGAAGGCGCTGTTCAACAGGGACCATCCGAACCACGATGCGGTCGTCGCGCGCCGCCGCGAGCTCTTCGAAGCCGCCTATCCGTCGTCCGCGCCCGGCTCCTGAATTGGCTTGATCCGCAGGATCACGACCGCTACCCATCGAATCGCCGAGGGTAGCGGTTTTCCGTCCTTGGACTGACCGGAGACGGATTCTCCGGCGTGAGCGACGAACGCGATGCTCGGGTCCGAAAGGGCAGCCCGGACGACAAAACCGGCAGCGAACCAACTTCATTCAGGTACTACCATGAGCAACCAGATCGAGAAGGCGTACATCAATGCCTTTCACAAGGGCTTCACGCACGCTTTTCAGCAGACCCAATCCAAACTCCGCGGCTTCGTAGACGTTGTCCGTCAGGCGTCCGAGTACGACTACTACGACCGTATCGGCATTGCCGATGACCTTCAGCAGGTCACCACCCGCTACGGCGACAACCCGATGAGCGAAATCGCTCACGATCGTCGCCGGATCGGCCTCGGCGACTGGGACACCGGCAAGGCGATTGATGAGAAGGACCTCATCCGCGTCGCCACCGACCCCACGAGCGACTACATGCAGGCGCTTGTCGCTGCGGCCAACCGCAAGATCGACGACAACATCATCACGGGTTTTACCTCCACGGCCTACACCGGCAAGAGCGGCGCGACCACGGTCAACTTCGTGACGACCGCCTCCGGCAAGGTGTCCGTCGGGTCCGTGTCCGATGCCCAGACCCGCATCGTCGCGGGTACCTACCTCGCGCGCGAATCCGGCACCGAGGGCATCGACGTGGCCCAGAACTACACCGGCACCACGCCGGCCTCCACCGGCCTGACGCTGGCGAAGCTCAAGGCCGTCCGCACCACGATGCTCAAGCTCGAAGCCATCGAGCAGGATGAAGTTCTCCCGATCTTCATCTCCGCGAAACAGTTCGAGGACCTGCTCGGTATCGAGGAGGTCATCAACTCGGATTACGCGGTGCGCAAGTCGCTCGCCGAAGGTCAGACGACGACCTTCATGGGCTTCCGCTTCATGCACTCCGAGCGCCTTCCGCTGTCGGGCGGCGTCCGCAGCTGCTTCGTGGTGAAGCCCCGCGCCCTCAAGTGCGCGATCAGCACCGACATCACCGCCACCATGTGGCGCCTGCCGGACAAGAAGAACATCCCCTACATCTACGTGAAGCTCGGCATGGGCACCACGCGTATGTGGGGCGAGAACCTCGCCCGTGTTCAGGTGAACGAATAACCTGACACCAACCACCAACAAACAAGGAGAAACCAATCATGGCCACCCTCTATTCCGTACAGATCACGAAGGCTCGCGCGCTTGCTGCCGGTACCGGCTACGAGCTCACTAGCGGCACCGACACGCTCGGCGCCAAGGAGCGCATCGCCTTCTTCTCGATCCTCACCACCGGCGCCGTCAACGGCGACACCCTGCAGCTCTGCTCGCTTCCCAAGGGCGCGCGGATCCTCGGCGGTTCGCTCATTTCCGAGGCCCTCGGCACCAGCGTCACCCTGTCCGTAGGCACGGACACGGCGCTTGCTCAGGGCGACTCGGACACGGCGATTGCCGCCGGCGCCGCAAACCTGCTCGCCGCAACGTCCCACGCGTCCGCCGCCAACTCGTCGCTTGCCGCGACGTATGCGCTGGGTGCGGGCGCCCGCTGCGTCAACGGCCAGACGATCGTCACCGCCACCGTCGGCGGCGCCGATCCCACCACGGCCAAGCAGATTCAGGGCTGGATCCGCTACGTCCAGAACTGATCGGCTCAAAGGATAGCTCGACACCCGGCGCACTGAGATCAAAACCTCGGGGCGCCGGGTTTTCTTTTACTACCATGCCTCAAACCGCCATCCAGATCTGCAACTCCAGAACTCGCTAAAATCGGCGAGTCCAGCATTACCTCTTTCGAGGACGGCACGAAGACGTCGAATCTTTGCGCCCTGCGCTATCCGGCACTCCGGAACAGCCTGCTGCGTGACCACAACTGGGCCTTTTCCAAGGAGCCCGCCACGCTGCCGGAGACCGAAGACGTGTCGCCTGTCGCTCCGTGGCTTTATGTCTGCACGCTGCCGGCCGATGTCGGCCGCATTCTGAGCCTCAGCCAGAACGACCAGCCGTTCGAGTACGAGCGTTTTGGGAACCACATCCACATGATGGTGGAGCCGCCGGTACTGCTACGCTACGTCAAGAACTACGCGGACGCAGACGACGGCACCACATTCCCGGACGACTTCGCCGAGGCGCTCGCCAACCTGCTTGCCTCCGAGCTGGCGGTCCCGGTGACCCAGAACCAATCCCTGCGCGAGACCTACATCGGAGCGTATCTCGAACGCATGGCCATGGCCCGACATAACGGCGCCGTGGAGCGTTACGAGGTACCGGTCGTGGTCAGCTCGTGGCTCGACGCACACTACGACGTAAACAGCGTGTCGGAAATCGACCCTCGTCTGCGCGGACTTTCCGGAGCCTGAAATGCTCAAAGTAAACGACCTCCAAACCAACTTCGCCTCCGGCGAGCTGTCCTCATACCTGCTCGGTCGAAGCGACATCGACCGCTACAAGAGCGGTGCCGAGCGCATGGAGAATTTCCTCGCCAAGCACCAAGGGCCGGCCGTCGGCCGGCTCGGCACCGCGAACGTCGCGCGCGCCGCGGAGCAGGATGAGGAGCAGGTCGTTCGCCTTCAG